TGCTGCAGAGTTGTCAGTAATTGCGTAAGTAGCCATTCATCAATCTCCCTATTAAGCAACAGTATCTACAACGCCGCGAACCAGTGCTTCTGGGCGCAGAACTTTGCGACCAAACACGTGGAGACCACGAACGATGTCAGAGAAGGTTTCAGTTGACCGAACTACTTCGGTTTTTGCAATGTGAGATGCAGTTGCAACGGCTGACATGTGACCAGCCAAAACAACAGACTCACCTGCAGCAGCAGTAACACCAGAGATGCTGATTGCATCTGTGCCACCTGCTACCAGAGCAGTTGACTTGTAACAGTTAAAGCCAGCAATCTGACCCTGCATTACAAGACCGTTCCGCAGTGGTGAAGTACCGTCACCAGTTACCTGTACTTCTGCAAACTTTGCACCTGCTGAAAACAGCTTTGAGTAGAATGCAGGAGAGGCAACAAACCAACGATTTTCTTCTGGAACAGACTGCTCGTCAAGTTCTTTTGCCATTTCAAGCATCAGATTGACAGCATTGTCTGGAGCAGTGTGAACTGTATGCGGATACAGTGATTGTTGGTTCTTTGATGATACGAACCGTATCGCCAAAATTCTCAATTTCGCCAGCGTAGTCGGTATTTGTGATGTCTTCAGCAACCGAAGCGCGACGGAAAAACTTGAGAACTTTTTGGCTAAAGATTTCCGGTGTAAAGTTACCGGAAGGCAGGTTATTATAACCTGAAGCCGAATTAAAAGCCATTTGCTTTTCCTTCCTTCATTTTTGAGGTTTAAGATTGATAGTCGATTCGCCCTTCAGCCCGTGCAGCGTCCAATTCAGCTTCGTGCTTTTCGAACTCCCACGGTTTCATCTTGGCGATTTGTGAAGCTTTCCAAATCTTTTTATCACCTGTTGCTTCAGACGAAATGTCCTTTGCTTTTGGTGATCTAACTGCAGTAGCTGCAGCTTCGTTAGATTTAGATTGTTTCTTTTTTGAGATACCTTGATCTGCCTTATACAAATCTAGGACTCGTGAGGCCCAACGAGCGTCGGTATTGTTTTTGTAAATACCGTCCGAAATATTTTCAGGCTGCTCTTGTAACCAAGTCAGGAATTTCTCATCTGATTTGATTTCGTCAAAGTCTGGATGATTCCTTGTTAGTTCACGGTATGCACTTTGAACCTGTGATTCCTTTTCACGTTCCCGCAGAGTTTCTATTTCTTGTTGTAAAGTCTGAGATCTTTCCGAAGCTTTCATCGAAGCAATTGTTTCGACTACACCGTATACGTCAGGATACTCTTCTTTAAACTTTTCTAGTTCCTCTGCAGTCTTAGGGAGAGAAATATTTGATTGTGAAGCTTGCGACATTGCAGCTTCTAGTTCTTTTTCTCTTTCCTTGAAACTTAGAACCTTATCATCGTAGTGTCGCTTCAAATCATCGTATCGTTTTTTGTAGTCGTGATCCGGTGGTGATTCTTGTTTTGCTTCTACAAATGAACTATTGGATTCAGATTCTTCTGTTTCTGTTTGGGCTTCTACTTCTGTGGTTTCTTCATCGTCGTCTTGGTATACCTCTTCTTTGTACTTACCACGATAAAGTGTTTCACTGTTGATTGTCCCAAAGGAATCGTTAGGTTTATTTGCGCGGTGACCGCGTACTTTTTGTGCCATTTTTTTTACCTCATACTGCGGGGCTACATGGCTGTAGGTAGCCGCTCCGGTTGTGTCGGGGCCACATTATTGTGGGTAGCCGACGGATCTCTTACGGAAACTCTCGTGTTTTAAACGTGCGGTAAAACTCGTGCTCACCAAGTTCCGTAGAAAATTCTAAATCTTTTGATTCGCGCATCCATTGACTAGGCGCATCTTTACGTGTATAAAATAATGTATTAGCAGGAAGTCTGGTATATCCTTCAGTTTCTGGATTTAATATATTTTGGGCTGCTGCCGCTGCTTTAGCCAGCCCCTTGCTTGCGGTGCCTTTTTTTACTTCTTTTGCACGAGCATACAAAGTAGACGGTTCTAAACCAGAAAAGTGAAATGCGCCACGTCTAGTTTGTTTTAAAAGCGCATCGTCTAAAGTTTTTATATCTTTAAAGTCGTAGTAGTCGGATGACATACGATTCTGTACTACTTCACCGATTGCTTCCATGCTTTCGATAGGATCGGTTGTTGATTGTGTTTCTGTAAGAAATAAAACAGTTAGTTTATCTTCGTCAGAAAGACTTTTGATAAATTGCTTAATTTGACCGCGTTGTGGTTTTTTACTTGCAAATTTACTAATCTTAGAAATTAGCTCATCAGATACTGGTATGTAGTCTTGCATAGGTATATCGTCACCTACGTCTTGTACTTCCATACCTTGTTCTAAAAAACCACCTTCGTTTAAACCGACGCCACCACCATACTTGGCTTGTCTACGCTTTACTTCAGGTTTGCCTTTGTTGTTTAGTTTGTCTAGGAAGCCTTTGCCCTTCATCTTTTCGATTTGGGCAACTACTTCAGGTTCTATGTGGCGTTCACCATCAGAAAGTGCAACATCTACCATAGGTGCATCTTTGGGTTTTTTTACTTTCTTTTCAGCTTTTGCTACCAAGCTGTCAAGCATACCCTCATATTTTTCGTTGGTAGGTTGGTTTACAATAAACGAACCTTCCTTCACACTGGTAAATCTGTTGTCTGCAATAGACTCTTGTTCGGTTACAGAGTCGGGGTCTTTGTTTACGAAGCCGTTGGTTACGTTGCCGCCGGGAGCATAATCGACGCGACCGCCAGATTTAAATGCAGTTCCGCCGCTTCCATCATTACTTGCATCTGAACTACTACCTCCTGAAGGGGATGACGAAGATGACGAACTAGTGCCACTATTTGTTTCGGGATCTCTTCCGGTTTCCATACCTAACCCGGTAGTAGATCCCATCGTTGGCCCAATACCAGCACCTGACTTTAAACTTCCTAATGTTCCGGCACCTTGTCCAGCAGTATATCCAAATTCTCCGGGTTTAGCAGTTAGTCCTATATCTGATGTTGGAGATTTTACAGTCCCGGACCACGTTTGTGTTTCGTAATCAAACGAACGTACAGGAGTTGGTAGTCCAGTTGTTTGATCTATTGATGTTACAACTCCACTAAATGCGTTTTTATATCCACCTAAGACGCTTCCTGTTCCTGCACTTGTATCCCAACCGTACAAAGATGTAGCAACAGCAGAAGTTATATCCGGTAGACCGTACGTAGCTTGAGGAGACAAACCCATAGCAACAGCCCGTGCAGGGCCGTACGTTGTTACAGTTGAAGATAGTAAAGCACTTTTAATTGCGTCTGTATAATCAGACATGGAAACTATTCCCGGCGGACTTCCTATTATTCCAGACATAGTTGAAGTGCCGGATATACCAAAAGCTGGAGACGTGCCAACCATTTGGTTATTTAACATCCCTACGCCGTAGCCGGGTGTTCCAATAGATGTTTGTTGCGCTATACCCGTCAGGTTAGCCATATTAGCTTGATAACCAATGACCCCCAGTGCTTGCATAAACGATGGCATCATCGCCCCCAATACGGGAGATACACCAGTTGCTCTGACTGTTCCTGTTAAGGGATTTAATGCAGTAGGAAAAGCAAACTGAGATTCTATCTTACCTACTACGGCATTTCGTACCTGTGCTGCATATCCAGTTAGAGAAGAAGGTGCAGACGGGGCTGAAGGTGCTCCGCCTAGCTGCGTATCCTCGCCCCCCACATCTCTTTCAATCGTCGTACCAACTTCCCCTGTTGCAGCGGCTCTGCCCGTCCCAATAGGACCTATCGGAAAGCCTGTACTTCTTCTACCTCTAGGAGTGGGTGCAAAACCGCCCTGTACAGCCCCAATAAGTATATTACTTGTTGCTAACCGTATCCCTAAAGTAGAATAGTCCGCCATCTCTAAATATCCTTTGCCTTTATTGCGGCATCATAATCTTCTTTTAGGCCTTTAAGCGTTTCCAGTGAAGTTATCTTCCCCTGCAGCCGGAACACTTCCAGTTCCGATCTGGCCCCCACCAACGCCCGAAGCGTCATCTGGATTTGCTCCTGCAGGTACGTTTCCAGACTGTTCCATGCTTCCTTGTTGGTCACCAACTGGCTGACCTTCCGGGCTTCCTGCTTGTTGAGCATTAGCTGTTAATCCTTTCAGCATTTCAGCAAATATCTGTGCTTCGTTTACGTCGTTGACCAAACTGTCGGGATCGATGTCTTGTGCAATAGCAAGTTCTCGTATCAAGTTTGGTATCTTAATAAACGGAGCAAGCATAGGGTTGGATACGGTCTGTAGCAAGGTGGTTAGTCGCTGGCTGCGAACTTCCTTTTGCATCACGGCGGCAACCCCGCGAGGTTTAATTTCTAAGTCACCTTCTATATCCGGTGCATCTTCATTAAACTGCATATTCCACTGGAAATACGCTTCACCTAGTGGTTTTAACAGTGCATCGTCAATGTTCTTGATTACAGTTTTCAAAGATAGGCTTGCACCACCTAAAAGCATAGACAAACCGGATGCTGTACGGCCTGTACCACTAACGCCCGTCTGTCCGTGCATGATAGAGGGTAGACCAGTTTCTTCATCCGCAAGCTGTCGGCTAATCTGATACATTTGAATATTTTCAGGCGCAGTGTTTGGAAATTTAAGACCGTTTACTGCAGTACCTGTAACACCCGATTGACGGCGGAATATTTTGCCGGGGAATATATCCATATTCTGTCCGGGAACCAAGCTCGCTTCATCTACGTCAAATACTAGGTTTCCAGCAAGAGCGAGGTTGTCAATTGCCATACGAACGTGACCATTCATTAGCATTTGTGCATCTTCCATGTTTTCAGCAACGCCAACACCCCACATTTGATAGGGGTTGATTTCGTAAGGAAACACGTGGAAGGGAATACGGGCAGGTGTAAATGGGTTTAATACACAGCGAATAACTTCTTCGCCACAAATCCACACATTTACTTGTACCTGATCCATCGGTCCCATGCTAACGGGTACATCCATACCGACTTCACTAGCCATTTTTGCGTCTAAGACGCCCCAGTATTCTAGAACTTCAAAGCGGTTTTCTTGATAGTACGCTTCCGTTTCGTCTTCACGAATAGTATCTTCGTAGTACTTATCCGTATAGTTTGAGCCTTTTGCTATTGCATCTTCAATTGCATCTTTGTAAAAGTATGGATGATTGATGAGTGAACGAAGCTGTTGACGGTTCATACGATGACGTTGTATCACGTATTCAGCATCTTCAATGCTAGTTGCTGATGGGTCTGGATGAAAATCCCAAACAGATACATGTTCTAGGCGGGGTACAACCTTTTCGTACGGGTTGTACATTCTGTTTCCCTCTAGATCTTTTTCCCATCTGTGTACACGCTTGTAAAAGTTAAAAGGACCTTTTACAATGCCAGTACCTAAAAGCGCAGATTCAAAAATAGCACTACGAAATACATTTACAGCACTGGTATCTAATAGCTGATCGTGTATTTGTTTTTCCATATTTAAAGCAGCTTTTTGAGCAGGTGAGATTTGAGGCTCTCCCATTAACGCCGGACCCTGTGCTAAAGGTGCGCCGTTATACCTATCCTTCAATCCCCCTAAAAAATCTCCTGCAGGAGATGCCTGCAATGCTCCCGGCTCTAAAGTTCTACCGTCGCCTTCATATCCGTAGGGATCGATAATATCATCTAGAGGGGTTTTAAGGTGAGCAAATTCCGCAATACCTTCAGGCACAGGTGTAGGTTCGATAACAAGCGGAAACTTTTTATTCGCAAACAAAATGTCAATGATCTGTCCGTATGCAGCAAGAACTTTTGTTTTGGTAATCTTAATGAATACCTTTGATCGTTCAGTATCACGATACTGAGTTGTAGAGTCGTATATGCCGCGAAAATTCTTGAACGCCTTTAGCCAACGCTGTTCATAAGCGTAGCGTCCGTTTTCAGAATCTTCAAATTTCTTGCGAATATATCCAGCAAGACCCGGCATATCTCCATCAGGATCAATAACCGTTACCTGATCATCATCGGGCGGTTGTAGGAAATTTTCAGACATAGGTGTCCTTAATAGTCGCGTTCTTCAGCCATTTTCATTACTGAAGGATCAACTGCTTTCTTTGTCATTTTCTTTGGCATATCTTCAGTCAAAACACCTTGCTTTGCTTTGGTGTCGAACTCAAGACCTTCCCGATACAGTTTGTTGCAGCCCATCATGTCGTCAACATTAGTTTTGTCGCTGTTCATAATGTAAGCTGGACCCATATTCATGTTCATGGTTTAGTCTCCCAATTTATGGTGTGTAGGAAATGAAGCCTGTTGCTTCTGAGCCTTCACGAGAGGCTTGTCTCGCTTGGCGTAATCTTTCTGGGTTAGAAAGAAAAGAGGTCGGTACGTTTTGTACAGCATCTGGTACACGTACTGGTTGTGTCATTTGGGGTTGTGCTGCCGGAACTACACGGTCTGCGCTAGGGGCAGCAGGTTCGCCGCGCTGGAAGAGTTCTGGCTGGTCAGCCATCATTCGTTCAATAGGACGGGCAGAGCCGGGATCTGCTACTGGTGAAGCCATAGACTGTCCCGCTGCAATAACATCACTAGGAGCAATCGGAAGAAACTCCGTAGCCCCCGCAACAGCACCTGCTGCACCAGCTACTGGGGTAGGTAGTCCCAGTGCTTCTGCTTGTTGCGTAACTGCGCTACGGGTTTGTTCTGCAGCAATAGCCGCCATACCAATACCTAGTGGTCCTGCAAGGACTTTGAGTGGCTTTGCCATCTTGAGAGCCTTTGCAAGAAAGTCCTCTCCTGATGCAACTTGGGCTGCTTTCTTTTGTCCTGATCGCGCTTCTGCAAGTTTACGTTCTGCTTCGACAATCTCTGGTGCACGTTCTGCACGTTCTATCATCTTAGCTTCTGCTGCTGCAGACTTCTCCTGTGCAGATAAATCGGCTGCCGCTGCTGCCTCTGCAGTTTTTGCTGCCCGAAGCTGTTGATCAGATGCTATCTGTTCCGGGGTAGCTGCAGTTATCTGTACAGCAGAACCTACCTTAGATCCCTTGATTTCTAACTTTGGGTATTCAGCGTTGAATGTTTCAGGTAAGTCTAAATTTAAGTATGTGCCAAGTCCTTTTGCATCCACTGTTCCCGTAGCGTCTGCCATCAAGGATTCAAAACCGACAAGTGCAGAACGACGTGCTTCTAGGGAGTCTAGGTTTTCTACGTCCGTGTAGAAGCCTGTCATCACACGATCAATCTTGTCAGAGCCATCTGCTCCTGTATGACTGATAATTTCTGCCGCTGCTTGAGGGTCACCTAGTTGGTTAGCAATAGCTGAAGCGGTGATACGACGAAGATCCGTGTACCCGCTAGGTTTATTTTTTAATACGGCTAATGTTTCTTTATCTATATTTGGGTAAACGTATTTCTTTAGAGCCGCTGTAATTTTAGAAGTATTTATACCGGGAAACAATTCACCGTCTACAGCAGCAGCGTATCTACGATCCATTATCTGTTTCATAACTGGACCAAGAGGTCTGTCTGGGCCTTTTCCTTTTCGACCAGATCCAGCTAACTCAGGGTCAGGCGATACCAATGTTCCTGTTGTTGGATCGTAGAATGGTCGTGCAGGAAGAGTCTGTTCGGCAAGTTCTGCTGTCGTAGCTACGCCAGAAAGATCTGTTCCGCGAAGTCCTAGCAAGCTGGCAACAACGGCATCTCGCATGACAGGATCAGGTATGTTGCCTATGCCTTCCATGATGCCTTTTAAAACACCGGGTGGAACTGCCCCTTTTGCAAGCTTACGGGTGCCTGTTGTTGGCTTTGCTAATCTGCCTTCTGAAACTGCTGTAACATCACTACGTATAGGATCTACGACGGTCTTACGTATATCAGAACTAAAGTCTGTGCTTTTTGCAGCTTCACTTAGATCGGTAAAGGACGAATCAAGTGAAATGTTATTCTTTGGTAATTTATTAAGTAGAGTAGCGTATCCTTCGACTCCCTTAGAGGGAGATCCCGGCCCTACCGGAAAGGCTTTTTGCAACGCTTGTGCAAACTCTTTTGTGCTGTCTAGCTTTAGCAGTCCGGGGTCAACAGGCATACCCTTCGCGTATAGTCTGGCGACAAGTCCATCACGAATGGTATGTGTTCCAGCAGCTATACGTTCCTGTATTTCAGATACGGGAGTAATTACCCCGTCAGGGAACAAACTCTCTTTTATGAGATTTAGTTGCTCTACACGTTTGTCGAGTGTCTTGCTCATCTTTTTCGATTCAGTTGCTGGTACATCTGCTGTCATGTTTTTACGAACAGCACTTACGACGGAAGCTATTTCTGATTTACTAGTTAAGGGCGTTCCAATAAAATCAAAATACGCGGTTATCTGCTTGTCGGTTAGTTTCTTAGGAACAGATACTTTACCTGCACCCTTCTTACCACCAAACGCTTCGTACAAGCCTTCATCATCTTCAGGAATAGAACCTGTATCGATCATGTTCTGTAGATCTATGGCAGCACGTTCTATTACATCATTTAAATCATCTGCCATTGATTAGTATCCGAATACTTCGTCTTGTGCTTTGTAGACGTGACTTTTGATTGCGCCTAGTTGTTGGTGTATTGCAGAGTATCCACTCATACGTGTCATAACCATATATCGTAAGGCATCATATGCGTGATCTTCAGCCTTAGTATCTACATCTTCGCTGTTGGTTTTTGAAAGTGGGATACCTGCAAGCTGCTTAACGGTATGCTGGCAGGTAGAAAATACTCGTAAGCGAGGTTCTTCTGTGTATGGATCATTACCTAACCTTCTATGGATTTCCATCTTGCCTTGAATACGGTTACGATCAGATGGAGTCCACCGTACACCACAACGCATCATTGTTTCTGCTATAGAGGGACCGAAACCTGTTTTGTTCCAGCAAGACGAATCGAGCACAGTGTAGTGGGGTAATGGGTCTAGTTGCTCTACTTCTAGTATTTTATCAGCTAAATCTTCTGCTGTCAAGTGTTTTGCGTATAACTCACGATATACCCAAATATTATTATCCCAATCAATAGCACCCCAAAGAACTGCAGACGGGGACGAATAGCCATAGTCCGCTGCTCTAATGCGAGGCCAATTGGTAGGTAATTCGAAAGGTTCGACAACGTGTCTACTCCGTGAAAACTCTGGGAAGGCTGCTCCCTCTGCCACATCCCAATCCCCCTCAAGAAGTCTCTTCCGCTCAACTTCTGGGAGCGAACGCAACATGGCTTCGTATTGACCGTCTGCCATGAGGTGGGGATTATCAGTCAGCCGTGCAGGAACAAACTTGCGGTAGAACAACGGCTGACCTGCCTTCTCGTGACCGTTAGGCCACACAAAGGGCTTCATAGTATCTATATCGTATGCGGGAAACGCTTCGTTCTCTGTACGTGAGTCGATGTACATCTTCTTGACCCACCAGCCACCGACACCGCCGGGGTTGGCTGTACAACGCATATATAGGCTACCTTGTAGTTCGGGATCTGTGGCACGTAGTCTAGAACGTAAGTAGTCCCAGACGTAAGGCGTAGGGTATTGTGTTATTTCGTCGATGCCTATCCAGTTGAACGCTTGCCCCTGAAAACGGGTTACGTCCTTGTCTCTGTCTAGGTAGGTAAACCAAATCGTGGCCCCTGAAGGAAATACCCACGTTGATTTTGATTCACGGAACTTTGCTCCGGGAAACGCCTTAGTGTACAACTGGCGTGATTTATCTATTAGTTCGGTTAGTTCGTCGAGGGTGCGTCTTAGAAGAAGACCCCGGTGATTAG